GGCAGCGCCAGCAAATGCGCCGCCAACACCAAAGGCGCTACCAATTGCACCGCCAAGGAAGCCCTCAGGTCCGCCGAAGATGCCGCCGCTAAGTGCAGCACCAGCGGCCTGGGTCATCTGCATGCCGGTCATGCGGCGGCCTTGCGTTTGCTGCAGCTTTGCTAAGCGACGATCAAGTTGTTCAATCTCGCGTGAAGCCTTCTGGAATCCAATACTTGCTGGATCAATCTGACTCCGCAATGACTGCCATGCGCCACGCTGAGCTTGCAGGCTTTGAATGCTGTTATTGGATGCAAGGGTTGCGCGTTTAATATCATTTGAAACACGGGTATAGCTATTACCCATCATTTCAATGTCACCAATAATTGGCTGCATGCCAATCTGACCAATCTGCTGATACAAGCCGCTAATTTGCCTCATCGGCTGCTCAACAACGCGCTGCCCCGCAGCACGCGCACGCCCTCTTTCAATAGAGCGTCGAATAGCAGCCTGCTCTCTTAGGCCAGCATTTTCGGCCGTAATTTGTCGATAGTTTTCAATACGAGCTCGAATCTCCTCTTTACGGTCTGCGTTGCCGTCTTCAGTTGCATTGGAAAGCTCGCGCTGAAGCCTGTTAATTTCAGCAAGAGTATCTTGATATGGCGCTCCAGCGCGATCAAGATTTTGAAAGTCTTGCGTTAGCTCTGAAATGCGAAGCTGCAGTGCTGCCAGTGTATTTGGCAACTGTTGCTGTGGTTGCATTGCGCCAATCAACGGCGCACGTACAGCTTGCGCACCAGCAATAACCTGCTGCCTGGCCTGCGCACGACCAAATGCAACTTCTTTAATCGTGATCTCAGTCAGTTTGTCGCCGTAAGCCTGAGCGCTAACACTGAGCTGGTCAAGCTGACGATTCAATGCTGCAAGCTGCTTCCTGAAAGCTTCTGGTTTTCTCGCCGGAAATTCAGCCGCAATCTGTGCATCAGTGCGTTTTGCGACCCTACCTACTTCCTCATAATCAGTCTTGAGTGCCTTTAACGAATCGCTAAGACGATTTACATCACCAGCAAGCTGCCTGTAAACATTGCCGCCAATTGTTGCTTGCGTTTGCAGTCCCTTAAAAGCATCAATCTGACCTTGAATAGTTTGAATGCTTTGCTTGCCACTGCCCGCGAAGTCAATAATTGATTGACGAGCTTCTTGGATGACCTTGTCGGTGGGGCCAATGGACTTTTCAAGCGCACGAAAAGAACTCTTCAGCTTGTCAAGACCTTCGCCGCCCTCGGTGACAAGACGGAGTTTTATTTCTTGGACCTGCTTGCTAGCCATCCTTGTCCTTGGCCAATTCGCTTAACGCTGCGGCCTCCATTATCTGAAGACCCTCCAGCATCTCGCGGCGATTGTCCACATTGTAAAGGTCAAACATCCCGCCAGCACACAGCATCACCTCATATCGCAATCCGAGATAGCCAGCCATCGTCGTGTTCCACTGCGTCTGCATACGCAGGAACATCATCACGACATCCCAGTTTTCATCCCACACCTCAAAATCAACCGCTTCATCACGCGGCTGCTGAGGGAGGACAATGCCAAATGCAGCAGCGTCCTCCCCGGTTTTATCTTCTACACGTTTGCCGCCGCCTGCCCAATAGACGGCAGCCTCCTTCAGTTTCCCTGGCGCGCGCCTTCAAAAGTTTCGGTGTAAGCCTTCAGCACACCACGAATCCAGTAAGGGTCATCAGACAGGTCGCGCATGGCCTCAATCGAAAAAGGCACTTCCTTACCATCCTCATCTTGGATGCCTTCCCAGCCGACCATGATGACCTTCAGTAGGTCAAGCTCACCCTTCTCGCCAAGCTTCTGAAACTCCTTACGACCAACCCGCTTGAATTTCGCGTCAAAGGTCACCGTGTCAAAAGTGCCGCCGTCACTGGGCTCTTCGATGCTGACCGGCCAAGAAAAGACCTTAACTTTTTTACGAACAAATGCCATGCGTAATGAACGCGATACTGCAACAGCATACACCCGATAAAAAAGGGCCGCATTAGCGGCCCCCTTGGCTTTCACTCACCGATCACAGCCTAATCAGGTGTAAACGAAGCTGAACTCATCGTTACCAGATGTTGACGGAACACAAGTGAAGGGGATGGTCAGCATGTGGATGCCGTCCTGATCGCTGTAGCTCACATCACCGATATCCACCCGAGTAGAGGCGAAATCAAAGATGTTGCCTGCGGTTTGACCGTGCTGGAACAGCAGGTTACCCAGGGTGCCATCGCTCAGAGCTGCAGTGAAGTAGTCCTTCTGAGCAATGGTCGGAGCTTCGATCACGACACTGCCGGTGCTAGCACGATCAGTCAGCAGCACCTGCTTGGTGCAGTTAATCAGATCGCGATACACCAGCGTGTTGCCGATGTCGAAGGTCACCGACTGGAGGCAGCCGCTGTAGGACAGCAGCTCGAAGCCGGTCGTGTTGCCCTGCTTGGCGATCACAGGCGTTGCCTGGTTCGCGTAGGTGACAGCAGGAGCGGCGGTGTCGGTAGGTGCGTTGTACACACCAGTGAAGGTGAAATCAATCGAAGGGATTTCGCCCACTGCCATGTTCAGCGTGAAAGTGCCGCGAGCGCCGGTCACTTTATGAAGCACACCATCAATGTTGTAATAGATGGTGCAGCTGCCAAAACTGGCGCTAACAGGCGCATAAGTTGCGCTTACGCCAGCGGAGATGGTCTCACTCATGCCACAAGCAAGCAGAGCCTTGCCATAGCGAGGAGCGGTACCAGCAGCGCCAGAACCCGCAAGCTCAACGCTGAACGTGCATTCAACGCGAGTGTTGGCCAGCAGTTGCTCAGATGCACCCAAATAAGGGCGCACAAGGTCGCGGCTTACGACATCACTCTGCAGAGGAGTGATGTTCAAATCCCTCACCAGAATGGCGTCGGCGCCGTCTGGAGTCGGATCCGTCCCGTAAGTGCCTTCCGATTCCAGAAGAATCAGGCGTTTCCGAGTTAGAAGGGGCATTGGAAATTACCTCTGGTCGTTCAGGTGGCAGCGTCCGTGAAACAAGGGTACGAACGCCTGTCTCGGGGTCAAGGATGTACGAGCCACCTTGCCCTTGAAACTCATCCATTACTGTAAATCGGGTGGCTTATCAGACTTTAGGACGACAAACTCGCAACACTCGTTCTGTATTGAACGATATAATCATTGAAAATTACACCCGCAGGCTGATCGGCGTCGACAAGGGTAAATGACACCTCATCAGGTTGCACGTCAATCGCAAGACCACCAAGCGTCAAATCAGCGACCATTTTGGTGTGCATACTCTCGATAACAGGATCAGCAAGCTGATCTGGTACGTCACCTCTGACAATCACACTCACTCTGACGCGCATCCGCCAGTCCAAAGTCGGCAAGCTTGTGTTTTGCGTCGGCGTGTCGCTGATCGGCTCCACCACAATTGCCGGCGACTCAGCACGTTGAACAGCAGTAACGCGACTGCGATAGACGCGACCGCTAACGCCCGCTGTACTGGCCAGAGCGGTAGTAATCGCTGCCAAAATTTGCTCACGCTTGGTCGCCATTGAATCCTCGCTGGGGAAGCTTGCCAAACGGCCCAGGATCTGCGCCGCCGCTCACAATTGATTTTGCTCGATAATAAATGTAACAGTCAGTCTTGCCCGCCACCTCCAAAGCCTGCATCACCTTGACCCAGTTTTTGAAGGTGTGGCGGTCCATAGCCTTACGCCTTGACCTCTATTGCGCTTATTCTTCCGCGCTGGAATTGAATTGTCGTTGTATCACCAATATTTGCAACATATAGTGCAACTTCGTCACCATCTGCTAGCTCAACCATCCAGAAGCAAAATAGCTTTGCAATCTGTCCCGTAGAACCGCTAAATGCACGGCACTCAGACTGGTCAATGCCGACACCGTTTTTGGCTAGCTTGATGCCAAGCGTATGGTTGTTGCCGGCATAAGCATCCATGCTGGCCTGCACCATGAACAGCTTCGTAGCACCGCTGTCATTCTTCAAACCAAACGTATCGCTTGTCCCCAGCACCACCTGATAATCCGTTGCGCTATCAAAAGTCGCAGCCAGACCAGTGCTTTGATATGTCCCGGCCTGTGCGATCGCAATAGTGCCAGCAGTGGTCTTGCTTGCTTGACCTCGCGCTAATACGCCTTCGGTGTAATACGACAAGCTGCTCCAAGCCGTCGTACCATCGCCAACCTTGTAACGACGAGTATCGGTCTCGATGCCCATCTCACCAGCAAGCAGCACTGGATTAGCCGCCGTCCAAGCTGCAGCAGTGCCATTACGAAGCTTGAAGCGCGTAATCGTGTCGCTCATGGCACACCGCCGTCGAGTACGTTTCCGGCCACATACTCAGTCGCAGGGCCGCCTCCATCAAGAATAACCAAGCTCTCTGTGTCAACACTGTCTCCATCAAGCACTGCAGGCGACACATCCGCCAACACTGGCGTCGCACTGCGTTGCAGCATCAGATCGCAAAACTTCCCGTCATCAAGCAACTCAACTGATCGCACCGTGTAAGGCAGGCCATCAACATTGACTCCCGCCCCATACTGCAAATCACCGAATAAGCTCGCAAGACAAGTGACCTTGTAATCGGTCGTCAGCACCACACCATCCGCCACCATCTCGCTTGGCATATCAAGGATCCCAAGCCCACTCGCTGATCCAGCCGAAATCGGTACACCGAAGTCGGCGAGGAATACACTCAAGTCTTCAGTGAATGCCATCAGCAATAGCAGGCCCGATGCCAGGGCAGAGCGGGAACAAATGAATTCTAGCCTTTAACAGCAAAGCCGCCAGCCAATGCGATAGGGATTGTAGAAAACTATTCCTATTTTATCAATCTATCGCCAACTGAAGCCACTAGTCGGGGACACTACGAGGGCGGGTTAATTATGCAATTCGATAGCGGACGATGACAATGCCGGAGCCGCCGTTGCCACCCGGTCCGTCAAAGAATCCACCAGATCCACCGCCGCCTCCAGTGTTTGGAGTTCCTGCAGTTCCCGTTCCTGAGTTAACAGAAGAGCCTGCACCTCCGCCCCCCAGTCCACCGGCCTCGGCTCTACCCCCTCCGCCGCCGCCATAGTAAAGAGCGGATCCGGTAATCGTGTTAAGTGCTCCAATGCCTCCAACTCCGGACGTTGAAGCGGCACCAGCGCCGCCGCCGCCGCCGCCACGACTGTTAATTCCCGGTCCTCCACTGAAGCCTTGACCTGCTGTTCCCGCGTAGCCTGTTGATGTTCCGCTGGTTACACGGACACCACCTCCGCCAGATCCGCCAGAGGATCCTTGGGAGCCAACGTTAGACCCACCTCCAGCACCGCCGCCGATTGCTGTCAGACTAAATGCAGACGAGTTAGAACCAGGGGAGCCAGCCGAGTTAGCAGGACTCCCATTACCGCCCGCGCCAACAACTATCGTATAGTTTTGAGTTGTGAGGGTTAATGGAGCACCGCCGACATTGGTAAGTAAACCGCCAGCTCCGCCGCCTGCCGATCCGTTTCCTCCTCCGCCGCCTCCTCCAGCAACAATCAGATATTCAAAACTACCGCCTCTTACAACAGCCAGAGAAGAAGTCCCAACGGTTGTAAAGCTATGTACGCGATACAATGCACCATCAATAAAAACCTCTGTAACAGAATTACCACCAGTTGCCAGTGGCGTAATCATTCCGGGTGTAATTCTCCAGCTCATCGCAACACCTCCGTTTGATTAGTGGCAGTGACTAAAGGGTCGTGGTTTGTGTAGGTCATGGGTAGATGCTGTAGTGCGCGTTGATGTTGGCTTCGATGCCGGCGCGGTTTGTGGATTGGTCGGCTGTATAGAAGATAAGCTCGGAGATAGAGTGAGAATCACCACTCATTTCATTTCCGCGGTCGCCAATTACGAGTAACGATGCTGAAGCGGGAATGCCTGCCTGCGTAGATATAAGACTGCCGTTCTTGTAGAGATTTCCGCCGTAGGATGTCGTTACAATTGAAGTGAACAAAAGCCTTTCTTCTAGGGCAACCGTATTGTTAGCCGCGTTTGCATTAAAGAGGCCATTGCCATCGTACAGCTTCAAGGTTGGCCTGACTCCAGCGCCTGAAGTGCCTCCAGGTGAGATAAAGATATTGAAACCGGTGTCTAGTGTTATTGGTTCATATACTGCAAAAATACCATAGTCGGCGTAGCTGATTGAAACATCAAGGAACCGCTGGCTACCTGTAAAGTTGATATTTGGATCTCCGTTCTTAGTGAGAACGACT